GATTTCTGTAGAAAGATCATCATAAAGAATGGTTAACCCCTTATCTGTCATTTCACCAAAGTTGTGCTGAAGTGAAGCACCAATGTATTTTATCCTTCCTTCAGCTAATGTTTGAGCATCATGAAAGTGGCCTACTAAGGTTAAATCAAAATCTTTGAATAAGGAAGGTGTTATTCCTTCAGATTCAATCACCGTTCCATTGTTCATTACCGATCCAGCAATACCAATGTGAGTGATTAGAACATGTTTACATCCTTTTGGCAACCCTGCCCCACTTGTTTGTTCTTTTATAAGTTCAATGTAAATATCATCACTGAAGAAGGAAAGGAAGTGTAAATAAATATTACCAATCTTTCTATCACCATAATTTCTATACAGATTCAAAGAAGGATGTTCAGAAAATGGATCTAAGAAAGATTCTGCACTACTATAATCAGTTTTATCATGATTACCAACACATGCATTCAAGGTAATCCCATTGCTATGCAGTTCATCCAAGATTTCCTTAAAGGTAACCAATACAGGTTGTGACTGGCTTTTTCTTGAATTAAATATATCACCTGCATGATCAATTTGAGATAATCCCAATCCTTTAGCTATTTCTGAAGCCTGCCTGTAGATTGATTTATTCACTTCTATGTTATCTTCCTTCAGGTGAGAATCCGCTAATATTGCTGCAATTGCTGTTTTCATTTTCGATCTTTTTAATGGGTTTATGGTTAAGGTTTAGTCTTGCCTATATGGTGCTAATCGTTCCTGTACTTCTTTTGGAAATTTTGCCATCCTTTGCCTTGTTACTTCATAATGTGAAGTGAATGGGTAATTACAATCCCCTTTATGTTCGGCAAAGTGAGTTATCCAATTATAGGGGCATTCTATCCATTTAGGCAAGAACTTGCCATAACTTAACATCCGGTTAATGGTTGATATTATACCTTCCCTACCATCATGATAACCTATCCAAACCACCCTTTTACCTTCAGTTATTGCTTTTTCAACCAAAGCGGATTGCTTTTGATCTATGGGATCTTTCTTCTTTCTATATTCTGTCCATAATTCGCCTGCCCACTCAATATCCTTTGGATAATCAGGAATGAAGTAAGGTGTGATCATATCAGGTTCAATTAGGCCAATATGTCCTGCACCCATTTTATGTTCCTTTGGAAAGTAAAAATGACCTGAAGAAGTACAGCCATTCGTTTTCAAACTATTTGGGCTGTAATTGTAGCACATTTTACCGCTATTAACGTTTCCATGAAAAGTATCAAATATGATCATAATACCATATTCAGCATTCCACAGAACATAAAGCTTTTCCTGCTGCTGTTTGCGTTTAGTTTCATAATCAGGTGTATAAGTAAAATCTTCGGTATAAATCACTTCAAATCCTGCTTTGGAAACTTTTCTAATGTATTCCTCTACAGTATTTGAAAACTTAGTATCATCAATATTATCATACAATTTATCTAAAGCTGAATGCTTATCCATATGCATTAAAAGACCTAAGCTTACTGCAAGGCTGTTAGGATTGTGGATTGATTCACCTGTGATTTTTTCTGCTGAAGCAAGTGGATCAAAGCTTTTCAGTCTATGAATTGTTTCTTCAATTTGTGCCTTATTTGTTACTGTTTCCATTTTAATTAATTATTTGATTTTATACCAACCAATCATTTCTTTGAAGTAAGTACAGGTATGTATGTAACCTTCCCTTAGAAATACCTGATCCTGCTTTGTAGATCCATCAGGGAATACAGCTAGGAATGTAAAGCCTACTCTATTGGGAAGGGTTGCTTTGCTTAATAAGTTTGGCTGCATTGTGGTTATATTAAAAGCTCCAAAGATTCCAACCGTTATTATCACAGATTTCCCTTACTGCATTACCAATTCTTTTGATCCCCTCTATCATCACAGGTTCGTTATCATTAGCTTTATGCCACCTATTACCTGTTCTTAATATTTGCCCCAATACCTCATAATCTTCCACAAAACATTTCGGCCTGCCATCATTATCTTTTTCCTCTAAACGTACCATGCAGAAACATTTGCCCACTTCAGTGCTAACATTGAAAGAAATTGCAAGTGTAGTGGTGTCGTGAAGTCTTAAATTGTGGATCATAGCGATTTTGTTTGTTTGTGGATACAAAGAAAGGTATCAAAAATGATATTATCAAATAATTAATTAAAAAAAGTTATCCACATTAGTAATAATTAAATAATTATTGTTGGTAACTGTAGCATATCCGGTTCTATAGTCATAGTAAAGGGTTTTAGATCCCTTCTTTGAATTATCTGATAGGGTTAAGATCCTGATATTATCTTTTGTGTACCCCTTATCATTTTCCATCCTATCAATGCTGAAGGATGTTTTAGTTTTTCCCTTTCCCTGTATATAATCATACTGAATACAGAAATAGGTAAATTCACTTAAGGTTAAAGTAAATTCCTTCCCCCTTCTTTTGGCATTAGCTTTTAGATTATTGTAGGCATACCGGATCGGATTTCTTTGCCTTGATTGCTGTGATCTACAGGTTGAACAATATTTTCTATCTGTTGTATTACGGCAATACTTAGTTTCACACTTACTAACCATCCCTTATAAAAAAGGGTAGGATTTTCACCCTACCCTATTCTTTTACTGCAATCTTATCATTAGGCAGCATTCTTTTTAGCTCTCAATGCTTCCAATTTTTCTTTTGATGTCATTGGTCTATTAGCTACTTCAGCAGGTGCAGAAGTTTTACCATTCAAATCATCTAAGAAAGCTTGTCTTTCTTCAGGTGAATCTTTACCTAATTCAGCTACTTTGTGAGTAGGCTTTTCTTCCTGCTCAACATAATCTGCATCTGTAGGTAATGGTTTGTGGGGAATATCATTTGCTTTCCACTCTCTTAGTTTGTTTCTTAATTCATCATCTGATAAATTAGGACGTACTAAGATTCCTGTTTTGTATTCCTTTGCAAAGGCTGTTAATTCCTTACGTTCCATCAAATCAAATTCATCACCTGAAACTACATCTTCAACTTCTTCAGTTGTGCTATCAGTATCATCAGAACCACCGTTATTTGTAGGATCGTTTTCAGGATAGTAACCATCAATTTCTAGTACAATATCACTCCATTCAGGCATATCAAAAATTCCCATACTGTATTTTTGATCCAACAATTCCAACCCTGCCAACTGAGCTTCAAAGTTTTTCCTTGTAGCCAATTTTTTACCATACTTTTCCTGCAATGGCTCTTGTTTCATGAAGTGTTCTAACTGAACATCCGTTAATGGAAATGTTACCTGAACATTTACCGTTCTACCATTCAGGATTTCTTTAGTAGTAGAAGAATCTAATTCAGTAGTGTAGATGTTCTGTGGATTATCAGTTGTAGTATCCTTCAGGATCTTTACAGCCCTACCATCTTCAATATCAGTGAAGGGATCTGTACCCATAGGATCATTTGCAGCTTCCACAGCAGCTATTTTATTTAATCTTTCCTTGATGGATTTTTTTAATCTTAATTCATCAAATACAGGTGTAGCAGCAGCATTAGCATTTGGGTATTTATCAGCATAAACAATCCATACTTGAGGATAGTTAATACCGTTAACGTTTTGTTTGGGATCTTTAGAGAATGCACCGTATATAGGCTTCATGTATTCTTTATACTCCTTATCCTTCAAACCCATATCCTTAGCATTCTTGTTTGCACAACGAATGAACTCTTCAATCAAATCTTTAGCATACCCACCATGCACTTTAGCATTTACCACAGGTTTTACACCCAATTTCATTTTTGGTTGACCACCTTCCATGATTTCTTTTCCATCCTTATCTTTTTCCTTCACCATTGCAGGAACAAAGGTTTGAACGAATGGAACAGCAAATACCGCTTTTGGATCTTTTTCAGCAATATCAGGATGAACCGGATAGAAGCGGAAAAGGTTTGCACCTTCTTCAATTTCATGCCCATTACCCTGCTTTTCCTTTTTACCCATTGTTTTGTTCAGTTCCTTATCTGCCTGAACTAATTGTGAAGCACTTGTTTTTTTGAATTTTGAACGATCAATAGCCATAGCTTTAAATTTTAATTTTTGTTTTTTAATGAATAGATAAGTGTCCTCTTATCTTAGCTTCTTTTATGATTATTTAATTTTTGAAGATTCCCATTTTCAATTGAAGGAATGTGGATATTGGCAGTATCAGTTTTAACAGCCATTGCAGGAATATTAGTTACTACAGCAGTAGGTGTACTGCTTTTTATCCTTATAGATGTAAGTTGTTTGGAGCTTCCACATACCGCAAAACCACCATCAGTATAATCAAATACTACCTTTTCACCTACATACTGAGATAAGGTATCATAGGCAGCTTGATCAATTTTAATATCCTGAGTATTTTCAAAAGAAGAGTGATCACCATTAGACACCACCTTTCCACCTTCAAATGCTACAGAAATTTCATAGTAATCACAGGGAAAGGTTTTGTGAGATACCTTTTGGAGTGTTCCAAATTTTAAACCTTCTGAAGTTTCACATGACAAGATGGATACTGATATAATCAGCAATACAATTAATTTTTTCATTTTAGATTTTTGTTTGTGTAGGATTGTTTGTTAACAGGATTCAAAGATAAAGTATCAATTATGATATTACCAAAAAATTATTAAAAAATATTTTAGAAATATCTTTTTAGATAGCTTTTTGGGTTGCCTTGATCATTACACCATTGATGGTATCAGTAAGCAGTTCACCCATAAATTCTTCAGGTCTAAGCTTATCTGAAAGGGAACGTAACAGACCGGATTTGTTTTGTGCAGCCCAATAAAGGGAATCTAGGTAGGCAGCATTCTTTACCTTTTCTAAGTGAGCTTTCTTCTTTGCGGTAAATCTTGGATCTCTTGTAATAGCCATTTCCAAGGCTTTTTCAGTGGCTTTTTCACCATCACTTAAAAGCTTCTTTTTATGCTCTTCATATAATTGAGCTTCAAAGGCTTCAAGATCCATTTTAGAAACAGAAACTATGTTATCCTGTTCTGCTTTGAGGTTGGCAATTCGATTGAAAAGTACATTGAAGGTGAGAATTTCACCCATAATGTTATGATAATCAATCTTTAATATTTCATCTACTTCTATATCAGTATCAAATGGTAGGATCTTTAGAACTACCATCTTGTTTTTCAGTTCAACTACTAAATTTTCAAACTGATCTTCCTGCTTGTTTTTCAATTTTCATATATGTTAATGCGATTTGGTTTTGCGATTTTATGAATTAATTACAGGTCATTAGCCTGCTTTATTTTGGTTATTTGTGGTGCAAATACTGAATACCCTTCACCTTTCATTATTTTCAAAATTTGCACCCCTTTCTTGCCTTCCTGAAGCAGTTCCAGTATCCTAGCATCCCTTTTATCTGCATTGGCTAAAGGTTGCCTACCCCTATTTCTTTTGACTGTTACCGGATCTTCCTTAGTTCCTTTTCCTGTAATTTCAGGTTGAACCCATTTACAGTTAGTAAAATCATCACCATCTGTATTTAATTCAATTTTCCCTGAAATAACATACTGTTCCTTTTTGTATTTATTTTGTTCAACTTCATTAGCAGCTTCTAACATAGCTATTTCCCTTTCTTCTTCTTCTGAAAGTTCAGGTAATTCCCCTGTTTCTTCATAATGCATTACCTCTTCCACTGTTGTAGGAAAAGTAACTGCTTTCTTTTCTACAGGCTTAGTAATGGGAATTACTTTCTTATCAGTTTGAACGACCTTGAAAGTAACATCCTTACTTTGAGCTACAGGCATTTTTGCAGCCCTTATTTCCTTATAAGCTTTCTGCAATGATTCATACGTAGCTGTGGTATCACTGTATTTTTCAACGAAATCACTTTCACTCAGTTCTATTGCATCTTTGATTACTGAAGGAAGGCTTCTTAAAAAGAATTTAGGCATGTGTTAATTTTTTAACCCTATTATCAGATTTGTTTTCTCCGTACAATGTTTTTCTAAGTTGAATAAATCCCTTAAAATTTCCACACCAACCCATTTCCATACTTGTTAAAACCCCTTTTTTGGCAGGAATAATTTGAACAAAATGCTTCTCAAATTCTTCTGAACTCATAGCTTTAGCGCAATGTTCAAATGGTGAATAGTGGCCTGAAGCTGCTAACCTATCATAAAGTTTAAGATCCGCTTCATAGTCATCTTTTCCTTCAAAGTTCAGGTAGGATACTCTTGCACATCTAGCAGTGGCTATTTTAACCTTTAATTCCTCAATACCCTTTTCTTCATTTTCTAAATCTTCATCAGATTCAGTAAGAAATAATTCAAATAGTCTTTCGTTATCAAATTGTTCTCCAAAAGGTATATGCCATTCACCCGCCTTTAATTGTTTTGGATCTGATGCATTATAAACTTCCAACATTTTATAAGCAAGATCCTGAATGTGGATCTCTGCTTGATCATTTGCTCTTAATGTAAAAAAGTTTTCCCATTCACTTCCTGTAGCAATTACTGTATGCCACATGAACGGCTCCAACAAACGGTTACAGATTTGTTTGGTAACACCTATATAATTTAACTGTAAAGCCTTTTTAATTGCTTCATCCCTTGATTCCAACCACAGTAATTTCAACCCTGTTTGTTCACCTTCAAAATATTCATTACCCTGCATTCCTAAATGATCTTTTTGCCATTTAATAGGAATGAAAGGGTTTTCCTGTACCATCTGAAGCATTTTTTTAAAAGGTATTGCTCTACTTGAAGCTGAATTTTTTGAAATCATTCTATGGGTATTAAATTCAGCTAATACAATTCTTGGAAAGGTTAACACAAAAGTTGTTAACCTGTTTCCAAATTCGTTTCTACTATCTGCAATTATTTTTGCGCTTATCATTCTTATATTTTTCGATTTAATTAATTACTGTTCCAATGCCACCCTTTCTTTTTCATGATCCCTGTTAATTGCTAACTGAGCATTAAACTTTTCCGGAAATCGGATCTTTAGTTTATTGATGTTGTTTTCCATACATTTTCCAATATCCAAACCGTATTTATTGTACAGCATGATAGAATACTTTACCACCAAACCAATATTTGTAATATATTCCTGTGAAGTACCTTTATCATAAATGATAATTTTCTTTACATTATCGGTAAGCTTGCTGATTGAGATCATCAAACCATGTAAAGGATCTGCATGCTCAGTTGGAAAATCTTGATCATTGATAATTTCAAGATCAAACATTAACGGATAGATATTTTTACTAAATAGATGATTTGCTAAAAACCATTGAATATCTGTTAACTCTTCACCAATACCAACTACATCATTATTCGCTACAGCTTCATATAATTCATTGATTTCACCACACATGCCCATCATCATGTGTGCCACTTCCAATTTTCTGCTATCCAATTCAGCAAAAGTTCTTCTTGCTGCTAATTGATATTCGTATGCTTTCTGATAACTAACAGTGTTCATTTACTTGCTATTTTAATTTAAGTTTTCGATTTTGTTTTGCGATTTTATATTAATTAAATTTATTATCCTTCACACATAATACATTCGCTGTATAGATCCCTTTGCTGTTTTGTATCTGCCCTTAGTGTAGATTCACTTCTTAGGTAATACAGGGATTTTAAGCCTAATTTCCATGCTTCCAAGTGTACCTGATTGATAAACCTTGCAGGTGCATCCTGAAAGAAAGCTAGATTAGTGCTAATACCTTGATCTACGTATTGTTGAGCTATTGCCACCTGCCTTACCAATTCCAACTGATTGATCTCTTTAAAGGTTTTAAATACCTCTTTTTCATCATTGGTTAAACAGTTAATGTTCATTACACTTCCCTTATCTTCTGAAATCTGATCCCATATTTCTGAAGTATTGTGACCTATTTCAGTTAATAGATTTTCTAGGAAAGGATTTCTACGAATATGCAGCCCTTTAGCATCATCATCTACATACAGGTTTGCACCAAATGGTTCTCTGCTTTGAGATAAACCACCCGCTAATTTTGCTGAAGATCTGTTGGGAGCAATAGCCTGTGTAGTTAGATTCCTTCTACCTGTTCCCTTTAACCATTCCGGTTCACCATAATATTTTGCTAACCATTCTGAAGCAGTTTCAGTTTGTTCCTTGATGCATTTGCCAATAATTCTAGTTAAACTATTGGCTTGAATGGAAATAAACGGTATCATCTTACTTTGAAGTAAAGAGTGCCAACCTAACTGCCCTAAACCTAATGCCCTTGATTTTTCGGCAAATCTTACTGCATCTTCAATACCCTTTATATCCCTTCCTTTTATAATAAATTCTTCAATTACTGCATCTAGGAATAAAGTAGCATAAAATACTGCATCTGTATCCTTCCATTCTTCCCATTTCATCAGGTTCATTGAAGAAAGGCAGCAAACAAGTGTATGCTTTTCATCTGTAGGCAGCATGATTTCAATACACAGGTTTGAATGCCTGATTTTTAACCCATGTTTAGCCCACCACTCAGGAACTACTTTATTAGCGTTATCAATGAAGAAAGTATAAGGTTCACCTGTTTTCACCCTTTTCTTTAAAGTATTAAGCCATAATTCCCTTTTCTTTCCATCTTTATTAACCACCTCATTCATGAAATCATCAGTAAATATTGCCCCTTGATGGATGTTATGACATTGCCTGTTTACATCCCCTTTAGGTTCTCTTACTTCCAACCATTCCGGAAATTCTTTGTGATCTGCACTTAGGTAAGAAGCAAATGCACCCCTTCTTAGTTTGCCTTGCTTTGATGCAATTATCCAACTATCATAAGCCTTCAGAAATGGTATAATTCCATCTGAAGTTCCATTAGCACCCCCCTTGATAGGTGTTCCAATTGGCCGTATTGCTGAGAAATTACCTGCTGTTCCACCACCATGCTTTGAAAGCATTACCATTTCAGCATTCTTTCTAGCTATTTCATACATATCATCACCAATATGTGAAGCAAAGCAGGAAATTGGTAAGCCCCTATCCGTTCCCATGTTGCTCATTACAGGGGTTGATGGAATCAGCCAACCCTTCCAAAGGATTTCAAAAAACTTTGGCTCTAATGAAGGCATTTTAAGTAATGAAGCTGCTGTTTTAGCTAACCGTTCGTATGCCTGTGTTGGTGTTTCACCTTCCTGCAAGTATCCACCGGATATTGTGGTTAAATAAAGTACATTGTTACCCCATGAAGGGAAGTCCACATTTATAACCCACCCCTTCTTTTTCGCTAATTCGTTTGTTTGTAGTTCCATTAAAATAAATTATTTGAATTGTTCCAATCTGCATTAGGTTTTGAATAGTTTGTTTCACGATTATAAAAAAAATCAGATTGTTGTTCTGCTGAAATCATCAGGTAAAACCATTCCATTTCCTTTAAAAGATCCTGATTAACTTTATAAATTGGTTTGTATCCTAATTCCTTCATTTTCCGATTTGCACGATCCATCATAAAGTTTTTAAGTTGATCTTTAGTAATTGTTTCAAGATCCCCCTTTTCAAAAACCTTATCAATATATTTTGATTCTGCTGCCAATGCATCAATAACAGCACCTTTAACCTGAAGCATTAAACTCATATCATTTAGCTCAGGATTTTCTTCAACCAATGTTCTAAACAGCTTACAGCCTGCTTCAGAATGCAGTGATTCATCCCTTACACTGAAGATCATCTGTTGACCAATTCCAATTAACCTGTTTGATTTCCTGAAGGATAGCAATACCGCAAAAGATGAAAACAAATTGATTCCTTCTGCACATGCACTAAATACAGCTAAGGATCTTGCAATATCCTTTAGTGAATATTCACCTGTATCACTTTTACGGATATTAATTAAGGTATTTAGTTTTTCCATTGTTGTTTCATCCTGAAGGAATGATTCAAAATCATCTAACCCTAATGTATCATTCAGGTAAGAATAAGCTACTGCATGAATTGTTTCAAATGCTCCAAAGGTTTGCGCCATCATTTTAACTTCAGGTACAGGAAACCACTCAGGAACTAAAGAACTCCAATAATTACCTACTTCAGTTTCAGTTTGGGTAAAGCCCTTTAAAATAAATCCTACAGCATTCTTTTCCGCTTCATTAAGGTTTTCCAACCAATCCTTAATATCTTTTTGCATGTTGATTTCGGTGTGCAGCCAGTGGGCATTTTGCTGTTTCATCCAATAATCATATGCCCACTGATAAGTAAACGGTTTGAAGGCTAATCTCTCTTCAGTAATCTTTGCCATTGTTTAAATTATTTCTACTTTACTATATTTATTTGATTGTACACAATTTGTTTGCCTGTAGTTATCATATGCTACCTTACCTGAGAATATGATAATCTTACTTTCATTTCCCTTTACTTCTTCAGCTATTTGCTCCCAAACATCCATCCATATAGTTACCCTAACTAGATCACCGTTATCAATAACTTCAAGGTTTGCGCCTAATCCCCTGTTTCCTGTTCCTTTAAATGGTTTATCATAACACTTCTGAAGGATACCTGCAATAACTACATCTGTTCCTTCCATATCATCACCATGTAGAATATCCGAATTTTCGTAAAAGTTCTTTTGTTTAGTGGCAAACGTTTTCGATCCTGCAACAATTTTGGAAAAATCTATGAAGCCAAATCCTGTAAGTTCCTTTTGTTTTAATACCCATTGGTAAGGCTTGAACTTTTCAGTTTCTTGTAGTTCTTCAGATAATTTTTGGTTTGTAAAATTATAGTATTTTTTTATTACTAATCCCCTTTGTTCAGGACTAATTTTTTCTACTTTATCAAATGCACCCGCTAGTATTAAATTAGTAATAGTACGTTTATTGATTCCGGATCTTTCTTCATTTTCCTTCATCATCTCTTTTCTTGCCTGCATGCGATCACAAAATTCTTCAATGCTGTAGAATTGACCGTTTTCTTTACGTTCCTGAAGGATTTCTTCTACTGCCTT